TTATAGATACGCTAGGAACGGTAGAAAAATCTCATATCTCAGCATCTTTTAAATTTAAAAGTGATAAATTAAAAGACGTTGAACTATACTACCTTGCGAATGACAAAAATGACTATAAAGAAAAATTTGAGATAATCTATTCAGAATTAGAAAAAACTCAGAAGTTTAAGGAACATTTCTTCTTTGTCAGGGAAAACAAAAATGATAAAGGTTCGATCGGTAAATTAGAAAAAACTGATTCGGCAGTTGAAAAAAATTCTGACTTAGCTGATATTGCTGGTGTTTACTATGAAGGTTTTATATATAAAGCATTTTCACTTCAAAAGATGCTCGATATAAAACGTCTCAGCTAGTTGGAACGGGTGCCAAAATAAAAAACGATGGCGTAGGATTTAGCATTATTTATAATATTGCGAACGATAATTCATATTCAAACAAATGATAACAAACTCAAAAACCGCCCGGCGGCAACCGGACGGCAACTACATAACTCCGAAGAGATACGCATAACTCATAAATATTGTATCATCTTCGGGCAGCTGTCACAAGAAGAACATCAGTTCCTTGATGGCTGTTATTTTTGTACACTTTTTTAAAGGAGGATGATAGAATGGCATTGATAACTTGCCCGGAGTGTGACGGGAAGGTCTCTGATCGGGCTACTGCTTGCCCGCACTGCGGATACCCAATAAAGAAAGCACCAAGGAAAAAGCCGAAACCGAACCGCCGCAGGAAACTGCCGAATGGCTTTGGCAGCATAACGGAAATACGGCATACGGATCTAAAAAATCCTTTTTACGCCAGGGCCAACTGTGGAAAAGATAGATACAATAGGCCGATTTTAAAACCTCTAAAGCCAGAGGCATATTTTGCGACGTATGAGGACGCCATGGAGGCTCTTATTCGCTACAACAAGGGCAAGGTTGACTTATCCAAGGACATGCCCGTGGAAATGCTGTATCGGCTCTGGTTTGCGGAATATGAGCAGGAAGTGGAACCCGTAACTGCCAGAGGGGCAAAGAGTGCATTCTCTTATTGCCGATCCATTTATAAAAAATCTGTGCAGTCTCTGAGGATCGTTGACATAAAGAATTGTATCGAGAACGGTATGGCTATAGAGACACGAGGGAAAAACAAAGGAAAACTTAAAAAGGCATCTGCTAAGACAAAAGTGGGCATGAAGTCCACCCTTTCTATGATGCTAGATTATGCAAAAGAGCTGGAGATCGTGGACAGGAATTGCGCCAGAGAGTGCAATCTGTCCAAGCCGACTGTGAAAGATGCAGCGAAGGCAGAAAATCCGCACTTCTCTTTTTCTGCCGATGAACGGGTGACTCTGTGGGAAAACCGGGATATAGAAAATGTAGACCTGCTCCTGATTGCCTGTTATTCCGGCTGGCGGCCGGATGAACTTTGTCAGCTCAAACTTGAAGATATCGACATTGACAACAACCGCATGAAGGGTGGCAGTAAGACTGATGCCGGTATAGACAGGTATGTCCCGATCCACCCGGAGATAAAACCGCTAATTCTGGCCCGTTATCAAAAAGCGAAGGAGCTTGGCAGCGACCGATTAATTAATGTGGAGTCTCGGGGAAAGATGCGTCCAATTACATACGCAATCTACACAACCCGGTTCCATAAGATTGTGGAGAATCTGGGCCTTGACAAAAAGCATCGTCCGCATGATACAAGGGATACGTTCGCCACTGTTGCAAAAGAATCAAATGTGGATGAGTATGCACTTAAGTATATAATCGGGCACTCCATTACAGACATAACAGAGCGGATTTATACGGAGCGAAAGCCGGAGTGGTACTACCAAGAACTCTGTAAAATTGTTGTCGACAAACACTCGACAAATTAACCGCTTCGCACCGCTTTTTGTGGCTATTACAAAACGCAGAAACGACCATTTTAAGCCATTTCTGCGTATCTATATATACTATAATGTTTTTGTTTATAAAACATGGAACCACGGTTTTATGCGGTCTGTAAGACACTGCCGACAAATTCACGACAAACTACCCACTTCTTAGAGGGCCTAACGGCTATTATTACGACTATTTTTATACACTGCCCGGCTGCCTGCCGGGCCTTTACATTATCTATAAAAGTTCACTGAATACTATAAGACTCCTGCGGCACGTCTCTTGTGCCGTCCCAAAGATTACCGAGTTCTATTTGCCCCTCCCTGCTCTACATCGGGAAGGTTGTTGCCGAATTGATCCATTGTCTGGGCTTTTTCTACTATAATTATTCATCTTCCTTACCTCCGCTATTTTCCTTTATTTTATCATGTTTATTGTCGTTTTTCTATGCTATTTTATCAAAGACATTCACCGCAGTGTGCTGCATATCCGGTATAAGATGGCTGTATGTATTGAGCGTGGTTTGTATGCTTGCATGTCCCAAACGCTCTTGAACCACCTTCGGATGAACATTGTGCGAAAGCAGCACGGTTGCATGAGTATGCCTAAGTTCGTGAAAAGTCCTCCGGGGCACCTTTGCCATTTCACAGACATCTGTAAAAGCACTTGATATGTTCCACGGTACAAAAAATGTGTCATTATTCGGATTGCTCCGAGGCTTTTTCTCTGCTATTTTTTCCGATTCTTGAAAAGTGCCGTGCAAGTCTTCTTACCTGCGTAGCTGCCTTTCTTCCATCCAAGCTGTTTCCAGTACCGTTCTAATTTCTTCTGTGTTGCAGGTCCCCAGATGCCGTCTGTCGCAATATCTGCACCCGGCGACAGGCTGTTTAATTTATCTTGCATCCAGCGGATCGCATTTTTAGATGATGTCTTTTTTACGGTTGTGTATTTTACAGCCTGACCACCGATAGCCTTTTTAAAAGCTTTCCACTCTGCGTTGTCTGCTCCGATCCAAGGCGCAGGGCACTCTTTCCCGTTTACGTCCCAGTGCCGGATCACATGCGATGCCGGAACGCCGTATTTTTTCATGAGGAATTTTACAAGCTCGATGGTCTGCTCCCGCACTTTCTCCGGCACCTTCCCAGCGCTGTTGCACATTTCTATAGACAGGCTGTTTGCGTTCGTGCACTTCTTATAGTAGTTTCCTGCAGCCCCTGCCGTGGAATAGCAGCCGCCGACTGCCCAGGCCACCCGGTTTACTGCCACGGACTTGTAGACGTATTTCCCGCCGTCTACGAAATAGTGTGCAGAGGCGTGCCGGTTCGCCCCCTGGAAGTATTTGCAGTTGTTCAAGGCCGTATCCCCTTTATTCCCGGTGTAATGCACTACAATGTAATCTATGTCCTTTGTGCTTCTTTTACCGCCGTAATTACTCTTATGTGCAAATTTCTTTTTGAATTTTAATGCCATTTGTTTCTCCCTTCTTGTAAAGAAAAGAGGACGATTATTCGCCCTCACTCTCCCCTTCTATAAGCCTTGTGAACGCCTGGTGTAATCCGGTACTTGCAAGGCCCGTGAACGCCCCGTATACGACCGTTTCCAGCGTAATCGAACTCTTTGCCATGCAGCCCAAAACAGCTCCTAAAATCGCAAGAATGAGCGGGATGTACTTGTTCGGGATAAAGTCCAGGGACTTCTTAATTACATAGCCTACGATCAGGCAGGCTGCCAGCACGATAGGGATGTAATACTCTGTGATAAATTCTAAACTCATAATTCTTTACCTCTTCTTTCTACTTGTCGATGATGCTTTCTAAAAGCTCATCTCTTATTTTTTTCCATGTTTTCGATACCATTTCCTGTGATCTGATGATTGAGCAATGCAGCCAGGCTCTTTGATTGCTGCCGCTGCATCTCCTCTATCGCCACGATCCGCTTGTAATCTTTCTCTGAGTGGTCTTCCAATTTCTCCACACGGTTCTTAAACTTAAAGGCCGGGTGCACGACCTTATAGATCACTGCCCCGGCTCCGCCTACGATGCTGATCGCACCGTGGTCTACCTAAACGCCACAGTCGCAGAGAACGGAGACGGGGACAACATAAGCCAGAATATCCAGGATTCAAAGCTCTACGAAGCGAACAAAGCCACTGTGCGGCAAGAAATTGCAGAGTTTACAGAGCAGTTTTACGCAGCACAAGACGCAAGAGCAGCAGAGACACCAGAACAGCAGTAAGACCGCAGGGCCTTTTT